ACAACCAAAAGCGCGATTCTTGAGCACTTGGGGGGCGTTTTTGGAGTTGCACTCATAAAATTAGCGGGGCGGGAAATGAGGGCAGGGCGCAAAGGGAGTGGGGGAAAGGCAGGGGTAAAGATGTTGATATTGTTGTTAAAAATGAAGGGGGATAAAGGACGGGTTATTGTGGTGGGATTTCCGAAAATGGTGGGTGCAACCGGGTTTGCGGGGCGTGAGGATTAGGGAATTTATGGCGAATGAGTCTGATACGCTTTTTGATATGAGTGAATATGTCGGTGGTGAGAAGGTACGGAAAGCGCCGGAGAATGAGGCAGAGAAGCGGTTGCGGGATATCCGGGAAATGGAGGACCGAGACTTTCGGAATTTGCAGCGCAAATTGAATGGCGGAAAAACCTTGACCGATGCCGAGGCGAAAAGATTGGAGGGATATAAATATGGCTATGAAGCCGAAGCCGGGAATAATCTGCCTGACAATATGGTGAGGACGGCAAAGGATGTGGGAAAATATGTTGGTAAAAGTCTTAGGACAATTCGGAATTGGATTAAGAGGGGGATGCCGACAAAATTTGAGGGTTATGATCTGGCTGATATAGAGGCATGGGCATTAAGAGAGGGTCTGCTCAAGCAGGCGATTATCAAGAATGATGAATCAAGAGGGAACGGAACCCGGGATTATGGGGATAAAAGCGAAACGGGCGATGTTGGTACCGGCGAAATCGAACCCAGGGACCGGGCGTATTATGAAAAGCAAATCAAGAAGCTGGACGCGGCGCTCAAAACTATCAAACTGCAAAAGGAGCGCGGGGAGTTGGTGCCCAGAGAGGATATTGCTAGGGAGTGGACGGCCCGTGCCAAGGAGTATGCGAACACGCTCGATTACATGGAGACGCGGTTTCCGCCTTTGCTTGAGGGGAAGGCCCGGGATGATATGAGGGTAATTATTCACAGGGAGTGCCGACGAATAAAAGACAACCTGTTCAGAATGGGCACGTTTTGCCCTACTCCGGAGGAGGCCATATGAACGAACCCGCCGTTAATTGGTTTCCTGAAGAGCTTGAGGCGATCCGGCCACCGGAGGAGATTAGAATCTCGAAATGGATGGGCGAGAATGTCATGTTGGGGCAACACTCCGCCATAAAAGGACCATATAGCCTGGAAATGGTCCCTATCATGGTATCGGTAATCGATGCGTGCCAGGATTGGGATACCGATGAAGTGGTGTTTTGCAAACCGGCCCAGTTCGGAGGGACCACGGCTTTCCTGGGCGTGGTGGCATATTTTGTGGCCGAGGAATCGGCGTCCGTCATGGTGGTATTGGCAGATCAGTTGACGTCCCAATATATCAGCAATAAGCGCCTCAAGGGAATTTTCAGGGATTCCGCAAGCATCAAACACCTGTATAACCCTAATGAATTTTCCCGTAATGAAATCAACCTGCCTAACGGGGGGTATATTGCATTAGCCTGGGCAAGCAGCGTGGCCATGATTGCCACACGCGATATACGCATTGTTTATGGTGATGAGATCGACAAGCCGGGGTATAACGTTACTTCCGAGGAGGCGGACGCGCTTTCGCTGATGAGGGAGCGCACCGAGAGTTATCCCGAGGGACATTCAAAGCACATCTTTTCCTCTACTCCGACCACGGAAGATGGAAATATTACGAGGGAAATGAATTTGTGCGATATCATCTATGACCGTCATGTGCCGTGCCCGCATTGCGGGCAGATGCAGCCCTTGAGGTGGTCTGAAAAATATATGTATGGATTTGAAGACGGGATGTACCGGGCTGAAGACGGATCCATGCACAAGGTCGGCGCGGTGGTATGGGACGGGGGACGGGAGGCTACGAAGGATCAGATCCGCAAAACCGCCCGGTATGCATGCGGGGAGTGCGGGGCATTGTGGAATACACAGGAGAAAAACGAGGCGGTAAGGAAGGGCCGGGAAGTGGGGAGGACAGAGCCGGGCGAGTATGACCGGAAAAAGGGTTTTCATGCAAATCGCATATACTCGCTGTTCGATGGCGGCAACCTGGAGACTCTGGTAGGCCGGTGGGTGGGTATCTTTAAGTTTACCGGCATAAAGAGACAAAAGAGATTGCAGGGCTTCATCAATGCCACTTTGGCCGAGCCATACAAGCAGATCATGGTGTCCTCTACAAAACTTACGGTGCTGAAGGCAAAATGCTCTTTACCGCCCCAGACCGTGCCGGAGGAGGCGGTGGCTTTAACGGCGGGCGTGGACGTGCAAAAACATGGATTCTGGTTTGCGGTGCGGGCATGGGCGAGGGATTTTTGTTCATGGCTGATTCATTACGGCTTTCTTGGTACATGGGAAGAGGTGGAACAATTGCTTTTTATGTCCCAGTATCCCGTGATGGAGTCTGAAAAATCTATGGGTATATGGCGGGCCGCGGTCGATACGGGAGGGGGAAAGGCGGAGAGCGGCCTGAGTATGACCGAGGAAACCTATTGGTGGCTGCGTAAAAACGGCACGGGCCGGGGTTGCAGAGTGTGGGGGACTAAAGGGGCCAGCCGGCCTTTGGCCGGAAAGATACACATGGGAAAGGTTTTAGACAAAACGCCTTCCGGAAAAGCTATCCCGGGCGGGTTGCAGGTAATTTTATTAGACACACTGGATCTCAAGGACATGGTGGCCTACAGATTAGGCCAGGCCGTGGACCGGGGAGACATGGCAGCTTATCTTCATGCGGAAACGGATAATCAATACGTGCGGCAGATATTGGCTGAGCAGAAACAGCGAAATGCAAAGGGTGTGGAAGAGTGGGTACAGGTGGGAGCGGATAATCATTTGTTGGATTGTGAAGTAATGTGCCAGGTAGTGGCGGAACCGGAATGGCCGGGCGGCGGGGTGAACCTGATCCGTTCGCCTTTGAGGTTGCAGGTAGTGGGAGGCGATGTTGAGCAGGAAACAAAAATCAAAACAGTTACGCCTCGGGCCGGGAACTGGCAGCAGAGGGGCGGATATAAAAGACCGAGTTGGTTGGACAGATAACGGAAAGGAGAGAAACATGGAAGATAAGAGATTGGCGGAAGTGGTGGGTATGACTTGGCGGGACATGATGAATTTAGCTGATGAGTGTTTGGGACCGGATGAGGCGAGGATTGAATCCGGGATTATTGCGGCCCGCGAATATGATGCGGTGGATGCCTGGAAAATGTACGTGGCGGCAAAGCTTTTGAAAACCCGAATTGTAAACCGTGCCGAGATTAAAGAGTTATTTCCCAAAATTCCGGGCCTGAATGATCAGAAAGGCTGGAAGATTAAGGTTGTTGATTTTGTAAGCGTTAATGTCAATATGACGAAATTAAAAAAGCAGTACATTGATGCTTTCATAACCAAACGCTAAATTCATGCCCGCCGTCAACAATAACAGGCTTTTGAAATCCAGCCAGGAGATCATGGAGGCATATGATCTTTCCCGCCCGGCGTTTCAGAAATTTATCGGGCTGGGCCTGCCCGCCCGGCGGATAGACGGCAAATGGTATGCCCATATGGATAATATTGATGATTTTTTCCGAAAGCTGACACGGGTATCGACTCGCATAGTGCCAGAGGATGTGGCGGAATGAGCGTAATTTATGAACCAAAGGGAAGGGCCAGGGAGTACAGCCCTTTGGCTTTGAATCTTTTCAGGGGTTGCGGGCATGGGTGCAAGTACTGTTATGCACCGAATGCCACTTTTACTCAGAGGGAGCGGTTTGTTCAGCCTGAGTTGAGGAAGGACATTGTCCGGCAGATTGAAAAAGACGCCGTAAAGATGGCCGGAGATCCCCGGCCCATATTACTCTGCTTTACCTGTGACCCTTACCAGCCGATTGAGGCGGAGAGCAAAATCACGAGATCTGCCATTAGGGCAATAAACCTACATGGCATGTCCGTACAAATATTGACCAAGGGCGGCACAAGGGCTATCAGGGATTTTGACATTCTTGCGCGTTATCCCGCAAATACATTTGGTTCAACCTTAACATTTATGGATCCGGCAAAGTCCCGCTATTGGGAGCCGGGCGCGGCCCTGCCCGAGGATAGGATTGAGGCGATCCGGCTGGCCCATGATGCAGGCATAAGGACATGGGTGAGTCTGGAGCCGGTCCTGGATTGTGATGAGGCCCTGAAGATTATCCAGGCAACTCATGAGTTTGTTGATCATTACAAAGTCGGAAAGTTGAATTATCTGGACCTGGGGATTAACTGGAGCGAGTTCGCCGGCCATGCCGTTGAAATGTTGCGCTCCCTAAATAAATCGTTTTACGTGAAGGAGGACCTCCGGCCTTTTTGCCCGGCGTTGAATCCTGTTGAAATGGAGGGGGTGTAAGCTACGATTCTCTGTCTCTTCGGTCGGCACAGTGTTCGATTTTCCTGGATTCCGGCTTTCGCCGGAATGACGGAAGAAAAAAACCTTGTCAAGGTAATAAATGCGTACAAAATACGTATTTCTCATGTCATAAATGCGTACGTTTTGGTTTTTGCCAAAAAACCCATGATATAAATCAGGCACATTTATCATTACCTCCTTATTCGATAGGGACCGGTCAATTGGTGACCGGTCCCGCCACTCTTTTAAGACGGGTGAAAAGGAACTTTTATGGCAGTCAGGACAACATTAGAGCAGTTGGAAGAGGTTCAGACGGCCATTACGGCGGTTATGTCCGGGCAGGATATCACTCTTGACGGCAAACGTATAGCCCGGGCCAACCTTGATATATTGCACAAACGGGAGGAGATTTTGCTGGCCCGGTATAAGACCGAGCAGGGGACCGGGGGGCTTAGGGTGAATGTGGTTATACCTAAGAGACTTTAAATGGGACACAGATTTCACAGATGAACACAGATAAAAACCTGCAAATAAGAGAGGACCTTTTTTCAAAAGCCATCGGGGCGTTTGTGGCCGCTTCTAATCAGCGGCAGGCGGTGCTTTACGATGCGCGGGGGAATGTACTTCCCCGGTCCGCTTCGACATATCAGTATCAGCGCACGGCGGGTAAGCGCGAGGGGAGCCTGAAAAACTGGATTCCCCGCCGGCTTTTCTCTCATCAACAGGAGAGTATGCAGCGTGAGAGGATAGTCGAGCGCTCCATTGATCTGACCAATAATGATCCCCATGCAGCGGGGATTGTCAACTCATTTGCAACTACGGTCGTTGGGGCCGGCCTGCAACCTCAGCCATCTTTAGATGCGGATGTCTTAGGCATGGAAAAAGAGGCCGTACGGCGGTTGCAGCAACAACAGCGGGCCATATATGCGGCATGGTCTCCATATGCGGATGCCGGGGGTCGCATGACGGACGGGGCCATTCAATTTCTCCTTCAATGTTGCATGCTTCGTTTCGGGGAATTCTTAGTATTGCTGCCCATGATAAAAGACGGGGCCGGGCCCTATTCATTGGCCGTTCAGGTTATACACCCGTTGCGGCTCAAAACCCCTACCGATCTGACACAGAACAAGAATATCCGGGACGGCGTGGAAGTAGGCAAATACGGCGAGCCCGTGGCCTACTGGATAAAAAAGGCCGATGTCTCCACGTCTCTCTACTCACCTGACACGTCAAAAAATTTCCTCAGAATTACTGCCAAAAAGGGGCACAGGTGGAATGTGCGTCACTGCTTTATCCAGGATGACCCGGATATGGTGCGCGGTATGCCCTTTTTTGCGCCTGCCATGAAGTTTTTCCGAGACCTTAATGATTATTTAGATGCCGAGTTGGTGGCAAACGTAGTGACGGCTGCGTATGCCCTTTTTATCGAAACAGGGTCCAGTGACCCATGGGACACGGCGGAGGGTATGGCGCATCACGATAATGACGAGACGGGCGTTGACCGCGTGCGTTATGAGGAAATCATACCAGGCTCTGTCATGTACGGCGCCAAGGGCCAGAAGCCCCATGCCTTAGGCAATACCCGGCCCGGCACTACGTTTCAGGTTTTTGTGAAGGAGATCAAAAAGGCATTAGCCATGAGCTTAGGTATGCCTTACGTAACGCTTTTCAAGGACGTGGAAGAGACGAATTATGCGGGGTTTCGCTCGGCCATGTTAGATGCATGGCGGGTGTTTACACATCGCCGGACCTGGTTGGGGACAAACTACTGCCAGCCTGTGCGTATCATGCTTATGGAAGAGGCATGGCTTCGCGGGCATATGGACGCCCCGAAATTTTACGAACGCATGCACTTTTACACGGTCTGCAACTGGGTCGGTTCGCCAAAGGGCAACATTGAGCCTATCAAGGAAATCCAGGCCGATATTTTGGCCATAAAGAATAATCTCAAGACCCGTGCCCAGACTATCAGCGAGCAGGGAAACGGCGAATGGCGGACGAATATAGATCAGTTGGAAGAGGAAAAACAGGACCTGGAGGCCAAGGGCCTGGACCCCAACCCGGATACCAAGATGGATACGGCGGCAAAGGAGGACAAAACCGATGAACCTGATTGATATTGTACAGGGCCAGAGTTGGGCGATCATACCGGAAAAGCTGGATGCCATACATCAGATCCTCTGGAACCATGTACAGGGAACCAAAATTGATTTGGCCGCGTTGGAGGCCCAGTTAGGCAAGCGCCTGGAAAACAGCTATGACGTGAGGATCATGGATGGCGGTTTGGCGGTCATACCCGTGACGGGGGTTTTAGCCAAACGGATGAACATGTTTATGGCCATAAGCGGGGGCACGTCCACCGAGCTTTTAGCGCGGGATTTTCAGTTGGCCGTGGATGATGAGGATATCCGGGCCATTGTCCTTGATATCGACAGCCCGGGCGGGACCGTGGACGGTACCGAGGCATTTGCCGACCTGATTTATTCGTCACGCGGCATAAAACCGGTTGTAGCGTTTGCAAACGGCATGGCCGCATCGGCTGCATTATGGATAGCGTCGGCGGCAGATGTGATCATCACCGAGGAAACCGGGGAAGTGGGCAGCGTGGGCGTGGTTCAGGCACACTATGACTATTCAAAAGCAGACGAAAAGGACGGGGTCAAGCGGAGCTATATAGTTTCGGGTAAGTATAAAGCCATGGGAAACAATGCGGAACCCCTTTCCCGTGAGGCCGAGGATTATATGCAGGAAGGGGTTGATTACCTTGCCACTATCTTTGTAAATACCCTGGCCCGTAACTTAGGTGTATCGGTTGATACGTTGGTTGAGAATGATGTAATCGATGCCCGTATGTTCATAGGCAGGCAGGCCCTTGACGCCGGCCTGGTACATGAGATGGGGAATTTTGAAACGGCAATGGAGACGGCCCTTGATATGGCTGATCAGGGCGCAAAATATATCACGACAACCGGGGCAGCGGCCCCTAAAAAACGGGAGGATAATACCATGTTTAAACCAAAAATGAAAGAAGGGGACACCCCATTAACCCTTGAGATTCTTCAGGCCGATTACCCTGATCTGGTAGGGCAAATCGAAAAGCAGGGGGCCGAGGGCGTGGATGTTGAGACGCCGGTGAATGAGGCCGCAACGGCAGAGAGAGACAGGATCTTAGGGCTTGCAAACATCCAGTTCGGAGCCGATGCCGGGGAAAAGTTTAAGGCCGTGGTGGATTCGGGCGTGACGGTAAAACAGTTTCAGGCCGTGAGCGATGCGGGGCCGGAAGGGGAGGCACCTGATGATGGCAAAATAGGCGAGATGCTTGAAGCCATTCATGATGCCGGGTCCGAAAATCCGGGCCAGGGCGTAACCGTAGGAGGGCCTGCGGATTTCGTGGAAGCGTGGAAGGCCATACAAAAAGAGACGGGTTGCACTGTGCAGGATGCCATCAAAAAGGCGGTGGACGCATACCCGGATCTGCACAAGGCGTATCTGGAGAAACAGAAACCCGAGGGAAATGCGTAAAAAAATTAGGACACAGATCAAAACAGATTGACGCAGATTAAAACTTTTCAAAAAGGGAGGAAATAGAGATGGGAAAACAAAGCACACAGATCGATGGGCCAAAAACCTTTTTGGCCGGTGAAGACCTTGAGGCATATCGCAGGGTAAAGGTTGAAACGGGGACAACTACTTCCCCGCCCGAGGTGGTATATGCGGACGCGGGCGAGGCGTTTATAGGCATTACCATGTATCCGGTCAAAGACGGCGATGAGATTGCAGTGGCCATGTTTGCCAAGGAGGGCACCTTTTTGGCGGAGGCCGCGGATTCCTTTGCCGTAAATGCGGATATTTACGGGGCAGCGGACGGCAAGGTGAGCGATACGTCAAACGGCACGGCCTATCTCAAGGCCCTGGGAGCGGCTGCAGCGGCCGGCGATGTGGTTGAAGTATGCGTGCATCCTTTTGCTGCCACGGCGGCTGGGTCCATCTCCATAGCGGACGCGGGTGCTTTTACGGATGCCGCGACCGTGGAGGCGGCTTTACAGGAGATTTATCAGCACATTGCCAGCGCACAGGCAATTGTCAATTTACCTTTAGGTGCATGGACCGAGCAGGACGGAACCGCTTTGGCCGATTTTTCGGATGGTGCTTCGCCTACGCCCGGATGGAGCGCGGGTGATGAGGGTTTCGGTATCCGGTGGAACAATCATGCCAACCCTGACCCCATAGCGACGGGCGTGCCGATCCCGCCCGACCTGGATGCATCTTCGGATGTGATTGTGCATATACTGGCTGCAAAGGTGGGCGCAACCGTGGGGGATGCGGTTACGTGGCTGATTGAAGCGTTTAACAATGTCGATGGAGCCCTTTATGATGCGGACGCGGATTTCGGCGGCACATCTTCGGCCATGACGGGCGATGCCGCAACCAAGACCTGCCAGGAAGAGACTCTTACTTTGGCGGCTGCAAATGTTGCGGGATCTCCGTGCGTGCTTAATCTGACACTGCAACCCACGGACGGGACATTGGGCACTGATGACGTGATTCTTCTGGGCGTATGGCTTGAGTACACGAGGAAGATTTTGACGGCATAGACGACAGACGACGGACGGCAGAGGACGGAATACAACCTCTGAACCGTGAACCGCTGAACCTTGAACCTTAAATTTCGGAGGAAATTAAAATGAGACCAACAAGCGATACCGCATTACAGAGACCGGATCTCGGGGCCGCAGTGTGGGAGACAATGCAGAATGCGCCCGAATTAGGATATATAGGCCAACTCGTTATGCCGGTTTTCCCGGTGGCCAGGACCTCGGCTGAATATCCGGTTATCCCAAAAGAGGCCCTATTCAATCTTTTGGAGACCAGGCGGGGACCCAAAGGGAATTACAACCGGGGTGAAGAGGAGTTTGAGAGCGGCTATTACAGGACTGTGGAAAACGGCCTTGAACGCCGCATCGATGACCGGTTCGCGGCCATATACGGCACTATGTTCAATTACGAGATGGCCATTGCAAACATCCTTTTCAACAATATTTTGCGGTCATGGGAGTACAGGATAGCGGCAATGATCTTTAATGCCACAAACTTTACGGCCCATAACGCGGCCACCAACTGGGCAACCTATGCCAGTGCCGAGCCCAAAGAGGATGTCGAAGCCGGCGTTGTCTCGCTTCGTGCCAACGGCATTGTGCCTGATACTCTTATCCTGAATTGGACTGCGTTTCGGAATGCAAGGCTTAATGCGGATGTCCAGGAAAAGGTATATCAGATCTTCCCGGATGCGGCCAAGTCCGGTCAGATTACAATAGAACACCTCAAGACCTATTTTGACGTTGCCAAGCTGTTTGTGGCGGGTGCCCTGTATAACACGGCGGCACGCAACCAGAATGCATCTCTTTCGGATATCTGGGGGTCCCAGTACGCCATGTTGTGTAAGACTTCGGACGGGGACATTACCGAGCCTTCCATAGGCCGGACGTTTCTCTGGAACGAAGGGGCAGCAGAGACCATTATCGTAGAAGAATACTATGATGATGCGGTCAGGAGCCGGGTCCTGCGTGTCAGACACGATACGGATGAGGCTTTCCTCACATCCTATGATGAGGATAAGGCCGCAAAGAGCGAGATCTCCAAGGCGTGCGGTTACCTGATCGATTGCACGGCAGGTTCGTAAGAAAGGGGGGACGCAATGTCCTTAAGAGACGACATCCAAATTATTACGGATAAGTCCCAGGCGGATGGTCATCAGATCATCACGCCTGAGGACCGGTCGGCAAGGTCGCATCAAATCCAATTAGATGTGAGCGGCCCGCCGTCCGGGGGGACTTTGGGCGTGGAGATAAGAACGGCGGGGGCATCCGAATATATTTCCATAGGCAGTATGGATATGACCAATGCCTCGGAATACGCACAGCAATTTATCGGGTTTGTGGATTCCATACGCCTGACGCCGGTCGGGTTTGATGCGGGTCTCACCTATTCGGTTGTGGTCTATTCAACGGACGGTGTGAGATGACCGTAGAAACGCACCCCACTTTGAGAAAGGTGATCCTGGAGCCGGTCTATCTTTCCCCTCCGGACATGATAGAGGCCGATGCCCAGCCCTTGTTGGATGAAACGGGAAATTTTATCCGCGATGAGCAGGGACTTATCATTTACGGGGAAATATAATAATTGGACACGGATTACACGGATAAACGCGGATAAAGAATAAAAGTATGGGCACATTGCAATGTGCCCATACTTTAAAGTTTTTAATCTGTGTCATCTGTGTAATCCGTGTCCCAAATAAAAGAATGACCGATATTACAACCATATTCGACCAGGCCGCGGTCGACATCTTCAACACAATGGGTGTCGATGCCACTTTTACGCCCTCGGTCGGGGATCCGGTATCCTGCAAGGCGGTCCTTGAAAAGGACGTGGAAATGCAGCCCTCCGGTTATGATGCCCAGGTTTACGCCATGGGAAATACTATCGAGTACTTGCTTGCCGAGGTGGGCAAGGAGGCGGACCGGGGAGAGACTTTTTTAATCGGGTCCGATACCTGGACCGTGCAATCGGTAAGCAGGAATGACGGCAGGTTCGTAAAGGTAATAGTGAAATGACCTCTCTAAGCATATCCATAAACCAGGCCGATCTACTCAAAGTCGAGGCTATGCTGTCCGGCATAAAAAACGCCGTGCCAAGGGTGATATCCCGGTCGGTAAATAAGACCTTAGTCGGCGTTCGCACGGATTCGGTCCGGGAAATAGGGAAAGTCATTACGCCAAAGGCCAAGGTGATCCGAAAGAGCTTTAAAGTTTACCGGGCCAGTGTGAGCAACCTATCCGCAAAGGTAGAGAGCAAGGGAAAGCCCCTGGGCCTTATCCATTTCGAGGCCAGGCAAATCAAGCTTTCCCGGGGGAAGATCAAAGCGGGTGTAACTCTAAAGGTGAAAAAGAAAAAGGCCAGGTCTAATATCCCACATGCCTTTATTCGTAGTGTCAACGGGGCAAAAAACGTGTGGATGCGTTTCTACTACGGCCCGCGAAAACCCGTGAAGCCGGGCCGCAAATACGGCGCCATGCCAAAGAAGTACAGATATTCCATATACCGCATGGTAGGCCCCCGTGTCCCGGACATAATGAGCAACAAACCCGTAATGAGGGCCATACAGGAAAAGGCGGATAAACGCCTTGATAAATCTTTCAACCATGAATTGGAGTTTATGTTAAGCCGCTTATAAATTGGACACGGATTACACGGATGACACAGATAAAGAATAAATAAAATAAAATTAAAAGTTTTTAATCTGTGTCATCCGTGTAATCCGTGTCCCAAATAAAAAAATGGCAGATACGATTCGAGAACAAATAATCCAGAACCTCATAACCCGTGCCGGGCTTATCCTTATTGCAAGCGGTTACAATACGGACATAGGCGCAAACGTTCAGCGGGTCCGGCAAAACCTGGATCCGGACGAACTCCCGGCCACGGTCGTATGGCCCGGCGAGGAAGAGGCAACCAAAAAACCATACGGCGCAAGCAGTCAGGAAATGCCTGTAAAATTTGAGGGCTTTGCCATATTCGGGGCCACAAACCCCTCCGTGATATCGGAACAGATTTTAGGCGACCTGATCAAGGCCATGACCTCATCCGATCCCACGGGCGGATTAGCCGACTCGGTCACATACGCGGGCGGGGGCACGGAAGAATATCCCTCGGACAAGGAATTAGCCGTGGGATGCGCGGCCACCTTTAACATAATCTATGAAACCGTCAAAGGAGATCCGTATTCGCAACCGTAAAGGAAATTTGGGACACGGATTACACGGATGAACACAGATAAGGACTAAGCAGAGTAAAAGAAAAAACACAACCATGCTGCATCTTCCGAAGTCTTTTTGTTTTTAACTTTTAATTTTTTTAATCTGTGTCCATCCGTGTAATCCGTGTCCAAATATCAATAATCAATAACAAAGGGGGACTAAATCATGCCAAGCGCAGAAGATGGAATAATGTATTACGAGGCGGGCCAGAGCTCGAATGCCATGACCGAGCTTTCCGATTCCGGGGACCACATCATTTTTAATTCCGATGACGATCTCTGGTCGGATAAATCAGGCTATGAGTGCAATGTAAAGCCCAATGGCCTGGCAACGGGCGGGGCCGTGAGCCCGGCTGCGACCGGAACAGATGATTTGATAGATGTAGCGGCTCTTACCTGTTATTTAGCCGGTGTGCTCACCGAGGTGGGAGCGGCAGCCGATGAAACCGTATTAAGGGGGGTCACCACGGATACGCACAGGAAAAGCTCCGTGACCATCACCTCGGCAGGGGCCGTGGCCATTGTGGCCGGTACTGATCATACTGCCTTTTCAGATGTAAGAGGCGCAGACGGAGGACCTCCATACATCCCGGTGGGCAGCATCGAGATAGCCCAGATACACCTCACGAGCATAGCGGCGGCGCCTATTACGGCGGATGAAATCAAGTCCGTGATCGGCTCGCACGTTGAGCGGTTTGATTTTCCAACATGGGAAGTCAAAAGGGTGCGCGTGACAAACCAGGTTATCGGTTTGGCGGGCGTGGATTTCAACTCCGCCCTTCCCGTCATTCACACGGGCGATGTGCCCAAAAAGGTTTATGCCAGTTGGTATGAACCGTCATTTGCCGAGGTCCCCAGGTCGGTCGATTTTGTTCCGGCAGGCGAGAGCCATTCGGTGTCGTCCAAGGAGATTTACGGCGGCACTATCGGGGCAACGAGTAAGAGCCTGGGCCAGGGGTCTTTTACGACCTATTTTGAGGACGGCATATCAGACAACCTGTTGACCTTAGACGGTGAAAAGCTCTGGTTCAAGTTCAAGCAGGATAGGCTAAAAACCCCATACATCCTGGTTCAAGGGAAATTAGGCATTACACAAAGCTTCCCGGCGGGTGATTCCATCTCCGGCGCATGCACCATAACCGCAGAGGAAAAAGCCGTAAGGGTTGTTTCTTAATCCATTGGGGAACATTACGGCATGGGCATCTTTTTCGATCATAAAAAAGATGTCCATGCCTCCATTTGTCGTCATTCCCGCGAAGGCGGGAATCCAGGTTTTTTATTTTGCGTCTTTTGCGCTTTTTCGCGGCCATTTTTTATCAGCGTTAATCCGCGTAAATCCGTGTCCAATGGAGATAATATGCCCTTTGACCCTAAAAAATTCACAAAGACAAAATTCGAGCCCCGCACGGAATCCGTGCCCGTGCCCGACCTCAAAGAGTTTTTCGACAAAAAGGAAAAGCCCGTTTGGAAGGTACGCGGATTAACGGGCACTGAATTGGGCAGGGCCAATGAGTCGGCAGAGCGCAACAAGAATATTGCCGCGGTCATAGAAGGGTTATTAGCGGCCTCTGCCCGCAAAAAGACGGATTCCATGCGCAAGCTTCTGGGCATTGATGACAGCACGCCCCCGGACATTGCAAAGCGAATTGACATGCTGGTTGCCGGCAGCATCGAGCCTGTCTGTGATCTGGACCTGGCCCTAAAGCTCTGTGAGGCTTTCCCCGTGGAGTTTTTCCAGATCACAACCAAAATCCTGGAACTCACGGGAAAGGGCCATATGCCGGGAAAACCGAGGCCCTCTGGCAAGACTCCGGAGTAAGGGCAACCCTTGCCCTGTGTTACGCCAGAGGGCAATTCCTGTACCAGACAAGGCCGGACCTTTTCCCCCAGGGCTTCTTGACCGACACGGAACTTGAGCTGTGGGCACTCTATTATGAAACACTGAAATAAATTGTCCCAAATAAAAAAAATGGCATCTCTCGAAAAAACAGTAGCCATAATCTTCAAAGGTGACGACCGGATCACCAAGACCCTCAAGAACATCAAAGGGGGCTTAGGCAGTCTGAATTCCGTTATTCAGGATATTGCCGCTCCCTTAGCCTCTTTGGGGGATGGAATTCTAAAAGCCGATGCGGCCCTTGGTGCCATGGCCGTGGGTAGTCTGGCATATGCCTATGCAAAATCCATGTCCTTTGAGACTGCCATGGTCGAGCTTAAGAAGGTTGTGGGTGACTATCCCGAGATTCTCGATGCGGCTAAGGTGGCCGCGTTTGAACTCTCCGATCAATACGGCGAGAGCAGCTCCGAGATCCTTCTAAGCACGGCCAATTTCAAGCAGGCAGGCTTCGACATAGCCGACTCCCTTACCCTTACCAAAAACGCCCTTGACCTGGTCATAGCCGGTGACATGGAGGCGGCCACCGCGAGCGAGGTCTTGATTGCGGCCCTCAAGGGTTTCAAGGCCCCTGCCTCCGAGGCGGGCAAACTCATAGATATCCTGAACGAGGTATCAAACAACTATGCCACTAATGTAGAGCAGTTGGCCATAGGCATGTCAAAGATCTCGCCCATTGCCAATAAAATGGGCTTTTCCTTTGAGGAGACGGCCGGCATTTTAACACCGGTCATTGAGATTTTCCGTTCCGGTGATGAGGCAGCCGTGGCCCTCAAGACGGGTCTTTTAAAACTCATAGACGACAGCAAGCCAGTAAGAGAGGCCCTCAAATCCATAGGCGTATCCCAGAAAGACGCAAACGGCAACCTGAGATCGGGCAGGGATATCCTCTTTGACGTGTCAAAGGCATTTCAAACCCTGTCCCAGGACAAAAAGCTGTTTCTTACACAGCAGTTGGTAGGCATCCACCAGGCAGGCCGAATGGTAGAGGTTTTTGACTCCCTGACCAAGACCACGGAGATCACGTCCGTTGCGCTCAGGGCAGCCGGATCGGCAGCAAAAGAGGTAGAGGCCCGACTTGAAAGCTCCGAGGTACAGGTGAAGCGTTTTAAGGCAGCGTTTGAAAACCTCGCCATAACCGTGGGTGATCAGTTTAAAATGGCGGCAAATGAGGCCATAGCGGGCGGCACGAAAATAGAAAACACCCTTAAAGACATGATAAACGACGGCACGTTTGAACCGTTGTTCGTGGCCCTTAATGAATTCAGCACCCGCCTTGGAAATTTTCTCGACGGCGTGGCAGAGGCCATGCCAGAGGCATTTGAAAAGGTGGACTGGGACGGGCTTATCGATTCATTGGGCTCGTTAGGAAAGGAGATCTCCGGCTTTTTCGGTGCCCTGGATCTCACGGATCCCGATGACTTGGCACGGGCCATACAGGGCGTGGTGGATGCCATCGAGAGCATGATCACCGTCACGGAAGGGATGCTCGAGTACTTCAAGCCCATGTGGGACGCCATAAAGGAGAGCATTTCCCGGTTCGGGGAGATGGATGAGGGTGCGCAGAAATCTTTCGGAAACATTTTAGCAGCGGCCCAGATGGTTGTTCATGCGGGCGTGTTGATAGCAGGTGCAATGGCCGGGATCAAGGAGTCGGGTGTTGAAATAGAAAACGTGTTTAATGTCGTAGTGGGCTCCATCCGTTTTATATGGAATACCCTGCAGGTGGCCTTTGACAGCGTTGTAAAATTAGTTGTGTATCACGCTCTCAATATGGGCAAGGCCCTTGAGATGCTGACCCGCTATATTCCTGGTCTTTCCGCGCTTAATAAGGAATTCAAGGACGGTGTTGAATCCCTGTCCCTGTTTAATGAAGGGCTTAAAGTCCATCAGATGGAGCAGATGGAGGATGCCGTCAACGGCTGGAACCAGGCCATGGCCGGGTTCAGTGATGAAACATACGAGGCCACCGACTCCATAAGAAAAATGCACGAACGCTTAGACGCCCTTCAGGATGCCGGTGACCAGGGCGTCAAAATCACAATGAAGATAGATCCTGATGCGGAGGTGGAAAAATACTTAAACGATAAAACCGAGATTGCGAAAACCGTAACCGTTATGCCCCAGCTTGATAAAACTTCAGCGGACCTCACAAAAGAGGCCCTGGAAACGGCCCTGCCCGACAAAAAGAAGTTAGAAATAAAACCCGAACTCAAAACCGACCAGCTCAAGAAAGATACCGAGGTGGCCAAAGAGATGCTGGAATCATTGAGTGCCGGCATGACCAGCACGGGCAACCTGCTTTCAGACCTTTTCGGAGAACTTGGCAAAACAACGGACTGGGGTAAGGAAAGGGATATAGATCGTCAGATCAGACAGGAAAATAAGAACCGTAAACAAGAGCTTGAAATGCAAAAAGAACTCACTGAGGCTCAGGTGGATTATATGAAAGCCCGCACAGAGGCATTGGAGCGGGGTGATTCCATTATCACGGTCCAGGGGGACGGCCTTGCGCCCCATCTTGAGGCGTTCATGTGGGAGATACTTTCGGCCATCCAGGTAAAGGCCAACGAGGACGCAGCGGAATTTCTCTTAGGTGTAAATGGATAAAAAAGAAGGAAGCGGAGCAAATATGATCAGTATTTCAACCATATCCCAAAACACCTCCGGCGACCTGGTTATTTACGAGTTGCCCGCGTCCAAATTCCATGACTCGGAGGCCCGGGTAAACCGCATGTCCACATTGGACGGCGGATGCGTGATCACACATTCCGGGTTTTGCGATGCGGACCGGACCTTTGACATAAAGGCCAGGCTTAATGAAGCGGACACGGAAATACTGAGGGATATCTACAGGGATGAAACCTTAATCAACCTTGCCACTCCGGAGGCATTTTTCAGAGCAGCAATCGAGCACCTGAAATCGGATAACGGCGATATCCGCTTAACCCTGTTGATCAAGGAACGATTATCAACATAAATAAATTGGACACGGATTACACGGATGACACGGATAAAGAATAAACAAAATAAAAGTAGGGGCACATTACGATGTGCCCCTACTTTGAAGTTTTTAATCTGTGTTCATCCGTGTAATCCGTGTCCCAATATTTAAAAAAGGAGTCATATCATGAAATCAAATTTCAAAATCGGAGACAGGGCAGAGGCAATCCTTGACCGCCGCCCGGGCATAAGCGAGGGCATGAAGCTTTTCTCCACATGGGAATGGGAGCAATGGCGCAGGGCAAGCGTCAGATCCGGGGCCTATTATCTACATGAATCCTGGAAGACAAAAAATATTGTAGTAGATGAGGGCATTGAATACGCCCTGGACACGGCCCTTTCGGGCGGCACGGCAAAGAGCACCTGGTACATTGCCATCTTCAATGACAATCATACGCCGGTTGCGGCTGATGATTACGCGGCCCCCGGATATACCGAATCGAGCGCCTATACAGAGTCCAACCGTCCCCAGTGGCAGGAAGCCGGCGTTTCCTCAAAGGTAATAACAAATACTGCAAACAAGGCCAGCTTCACCATGAACGCCACTGTTACTATTTACGGGGCAGCCCTTGTCAGCAACAACACAAAAGGCGATACGGCCGCATCCGGTGAAAAGATGTTTTGTTCCAGCAAATTCGACTCAGCAAAACCATGCGAAAACACCGATGTCTTAAAAGTGACTATCACAATAACCGGCAGTAACGTTTAAAAGACAAGGAAAGAGCTTTTATTCTTTCCTATTTTCCCTTTCCTCTTTTCTATTTTTTATGAGCGAAGCGAATGGGTTATCAATGGGTGCAACATTTTGACAATGCCGACTGGTCCCCGAATAACGGGACCTGGGACGGCACCAAATGGCTCTTAGGGAGTGATCTCAATATCGAGCTTGTACCTATCGGCACATGGGCCAACGGATACAGACCCACAAAAATGCGTGTCACCTTTGAGGGCGGCGGCACGGTCAACATGTGCATACCCGATGGAGTACCCTATCAATTTATCGTTGAAAATTCGTCATACAGTTCGGCAGGGGAGGAAACCTGTGCTTTCAGCAGCTATGATATCAGCAAATATGTTCATACCGGCGCCGGCGCCAATATCACAAATATAGAATTTGAGGAATACACCTCCGACATCGAGGCCGAAACCTCCGAGGGCATCGGCTTTGCCGACCAGGTTGATGGTGTAAGCCTCACAGATACGCTGGAAGAGGGCATCGGCTTTGCCGACCAGGTTGACGGTGTAAGCCTCACTGATACGTTGGAAGAAGGAATCGGTTTTCAGGATGAGCTTTCACCTGCAGGCAGTACATTTTCCGTTACCCTGAACGAGGGAATAGGCTTTGATGACGCCCCGGAATTTGTCCTTGAAATATTCAGGAGCCTTGCAGAGGGAATAGGGTTTGATGATGCCAATGAACGGTTTATTGAAATTTGCAGGGAGACCTCCGAGGGCATCGGCTTTACGGATGCGGATGAAGGTTTCAACTGGACCAAATGGCTTGAGGCCAACCGGAACCGGGCCAAGACCCGGTTTTATCTGACCCTCACGGGAGCGGAGGACGGGGAAGATGACGTTGAGATCCCCATGTCTTCTTTTCAGGGCCGGTTCAGAAGCGGGGACCCGTCTTACATGGCCGCGGTGGTACCGGGCATGGATTATGTATCAGAGATAAACGCCAGGCCGAACGGCGAACTGATCATAGAAATGGCCTTTGTGGTGGCCGATCAGGAATCATTGAGGGAGGAAATAGCCCGCGTCAATTTTGAGAATGTCCGCATAGACGAAGGGGCAAAACAAAAGACTTTAACCTTAACCGGCCACAAGACCGAATCATATGATGCGCAGATTGTAACATTAACGGGCAACAATTACCGGTACCTTTCGGAAGGGGCCCTGAGATACAGGGGCTTCCCGGACCTCTATTTGCGGCCCGGCAATACTGTCATAGCCGGTGATGATGAATTTATCGCAGGCTATGTGTGGCTTTCCGTGGGCGCAAGGGAACAGATAATGGAGGTCTCACAACAAATGGACGGCCTGGACTGGGATATGCCTTTTACCTCCGGCGGCACATACCAGGTAAAGGTTGGGGATATCATAACCGGCGCAGTAAGCGGGGAGACCGCCACAATAGGCGGGGTCCGTCTAACATCCGGATCATGGGCCGCCGGCGATGCCGCCGGCACGTTCGTAATCGGAGATCTCACCGGGGACATAGGAGCCGAAAACCTGAACGTAGGAGCAGAGACCAACGTAGCCACAACCACAGGGGTTGTGTGTTAACTAATTGTCTTTAACCGTGAGCCTTTGAACCCTGAACCGTGAACCCCCTATATGGGCAAAGCAACCATCATAAGCGGCGGCACAGAAGGCCAATACCAGGTAAAGCTGGCCCTGGACACTCACCGTGTCAAGGAACGCATCATTTATTTAGATTGTCTTATAGCCGATCTCGCCGTGCGCATTGCGGCCCTCCCCTCAGGAGCCGAAAAAGACCGGCTTGAATTAGAGCAGCTCTCCCTTGAGAAACAAAAAGATTATCTAATTAACAACACGGAGGAAGATCCAACCGTGTCCGCATGGTGCGCCGATTATACTGAAGACCTCTCAGGCCAGGTGGGTACCGTAGAGGTCCCCGGACAGAGGGATATTGTGCAGATCAGGCCCGGGTATGATGGAAACGCCGTGTTCAGCGCGGCCAGGGACGGCCAACTGCAACCCTCCATAGCGGGCGTGCCGTCCACGGTTTTCTGGAACTGGGCCATGATGGCAGGCTGGCAAAAATGGAAACCCACATTCCGGCATGGCCAGATCACATCCATAAACGGGGACACATGCAATATAGCACTCGAACCCGCTTTCAGTGACGTCCAGGCCCTTAATATAAACCAGGCCGATAACCTTTCGGACGTGCCCATTGAGTACATGGAATGTAACGGCGATATATTTGAAGCAGGCGATAATGTCCTGATCGAATTCGAGGGCCAGGATTGGAGTACCCCCAAGGTTATAGGTTTTAAAATAGAACCTCAAAAATGCTGCCCGCCGGATGTGCCCCTGGCCTTTGATGACGACAACACGCCCGAGCAGATTGCGCCCGGCGGTTTTATCACTGTGTATGTGACTGAAGATACAGGCGCCGGCCCGTTTAGGTATGAAGTGAGCGGAAAGGGCTACACATGGCATGACAGCGGAACCGGCACGCTTGAGACCGCCGACAGAAACGCCCGTCTGGATTGTGCGGACGGCACATGAGGACCTGATTTTTTCGCGGTCGCGGAAATCACTATCACGGACGCCTGTGGGGATTTTGTAACCATACAGATACTCAATACGGTCGGGTCATGGGCAATCGCATGGTTTCATTTCTGGCAGGGGTGCGAGGAAACCGAATGGGTTGAATTGAGTAGATCCGTAAAATGGGGGTCCGAATGTTGTGACCCTGATCCCAAGGTGGGTCATTTCGCTTGGGTGGAAGCCGGATGCAGACGGACATATGAGGGTTGGACGGATATTTATAGGCTATATCGTTATGAATTAGGCTGCCCGGATATTGATGACTGGAGATGGAATGTTAAATTTATGAGTTTCGGATGCCCGGGCGGCTGTGCCGAATGGCACATTGATTGGGAAAATTTATAATGGAACAACTTTTATCCTCATATGAAGGCCGCGGCAAAGACCTGCAGGGCATTGTCACCCTATATCACTGGCTCAAAAAACACGGCAAAACCATTGAGGACGTGGAGGAATATCTTAAAACGGCGGACCTGCAAAAACGGAGAACCGGGGAACCGGGGGAGGTAGTGCTGACAGATGAGAAATGCCCGGAATGCTCGGCACGGTTGATACAAAGGACCATCAGGATACCCAAAGGCCCGGCAAACCTGTACGGCCACAAGTGGCACAAATACTGTTCAAATAAACAGTGTTTATATGAGCAGTATGGAAATCTTTGATAAATAGGACACGGATGACACGGATGACACGGATCGAAGAATAACAAAATAAAAGTAAGGGCACATTGCAATGTGCCCTTACTTTAAAGTTTTTAATCTGTGTTCATCCGTGTAATCCGTGTCCAAACAAAGGAGGTTTAATAACCCATGCCGAAATTCGACACCGACAACTACGAAGCCGTAACCAGCGTAAACGATACCGACCTGTTCCTGATCGTACAGGACGGCGAAACAAAAAAAATAACATCCGAGCAGCTCCAGGATGCCCTTATGCACCCTGATGATTTGTAAACATAGGACACGGATCAAGACGGATGACACGGATAAAGACTAAGCAAAGTAAAAGAAAAAGAAAAAATAAAACCAGGCTGTATCTTGCGAAGTTTTTTGTTTTTAATTTTAAAAGTTTGATCTGTGTCATCCGTGTAAATCCGTGTCCCAATAAAGGAGGCCTGACATGCCGAAATTCGACAAATACGCCGCCGTTATCACCCCAGCCGGAACGGACCTGTTCCTGGTTAAGCAGGGAGATTCAACGAAGATTCTGACCCTCAGCCAGATTGAGGAATTCTACCCCCGTTGTCTCCCCCTCAAAACCGGGCAGGAAACAAGCTACCATGCCGACGATGACGGGGATTTGGAAAAAGGAGTAGCCCGATCCTATACGGTGCTCACGACCGGGGACCAGTCCGGGACTACAAATATCACAATCAACGGCAAAACCGGGGCAGTTAGCAATAATGTCGTCAAGGACAACAGGACCGCCCTGGATTGGCAGCGATTTGTCGCGCAATCGGACATCGGTCCCGGTGCCGACGGAAAACTATTCTGGGATCAATGGACGTTAGAGAATAAAACGGACATCTCGTTTATAAATGCAACCGGTAAAATACACAGTGTAGCCGGTGAATTTAGCGCGGATGCATTATGTGTGGGCCGTAAATTTACAGTGACCGGTAGCGGATCGAACGACGGCACATATACAGTGAGTGCCATTGATGCCAACGACATTACTACGGTCGAGGGCGTAGCCGACGAAGCGGCGGGTGATACGGTTACAATCGCCACGGTCGATGATCTAATTTGGGATTTTTTGGCACAGGCGAACGCAAATAGCTTAGGTGGATACGCTGATTGGCAAATCCCGAACAAGAATCAATTGAACAGCCTCGTCGATATCGTCAGATACAACCCCTGCATTAACACGACGGCCTTTCCGTCGACACCGTCAACCTATTTCTGGACATCATCTACGAGGCCGGGCTACACGTCCAGCGCGTTCCTCGTGGTCTTCACCAGCGGTCACGTGTACGACGGCAATAAGGCGCGGTATAGGTGGTGTGTCCGCCTGGTCCGAGGATAAGTTATTTTATTATTTAATTCTTTTTTTATCATTTTGGTTGTGGAGGACAATGGCACATTATGAGCATTTACCGATTTATAAGGCTGCTATGGATTTATGTGTTTATTTTGAGAAAATAGTACGGAATTTTGACAGGCACCATAAATATATCCTTGGCAGCGATTTGCGGAAACGTGCCATTAGAGCCGCGACCTTAGTAATCAAGGCCAACGATGCAAAAAACAAGTTGCCTTTGCTCCTGAAATTAAAGGATACATTAGACGAAATGAAAATATTAATCAGGATAGCAAAAGAGGTGAAGGCATTCCACAGCTTTAAGAGCTTTACGGTTTCGGTAAGATTGTTAGATAGCATTACAAGACAATGTATGGGTTGGATAAAATCGCAAAAGTGATCATCTTAGCCGGAATCAATATCCGCGGATGGATATTGAGAGTGCCATGATTATCCTGCGCTTGCTTCGCCATGTTGGCATAGAATTATTCCGGGTTCGTACTCTATGAGATCGGGACCGGAATTTAAAGAGAGCAAGTTATCATCTACGAGGCCGGACAACACGTCCAACGCGTTCAACGTGAACTTCAACAACGGTAACGTGAACAACAACAATAAGGCGCGGTATAGGTATTATGTCCGCCTGGTCCGAGGATACCCAAAGATGATCACTTTTCGACAAATTTTTGACAGTTATACGATGTGCCGCAAGAATAAGAGAAACACGATTAATCAGTTACGATTTGAAGTCAATGCGGAACAGAATCTATTGGCATTACAGTCCGAACTCAACGACAGAACATATCGGCCTCGCAGGTCCATATGCTTTGTCGTGAATAAACCAAAGCTGAGAGAAATATTTGCAGCGGATTTCAGAGACAGGATAGTGCATCACTTGCTGGTATCGCATTTAGAATTAATGGCAGAGCCGATATTTATCCATGATAGTTACGCATGCCGCAAAGGAAAAGGTACACACGCGGCGGTAAAGAGGTTGCAATCATTTATGCGAAGTATCACTGAAAATAATTCAAAAATGGCATATTGCCTGCAATTGGATGTCAGGGCTTTTTTCTTTTCAATAAACAAAGGTATCCTTTTTAAAATTGTCGAGAAATATATACGTAATGCAGACATGATGTGGATTGCCAGGGCCGTCATTTTTAATGATTGCACCAGAAACGCAATAATAAAAAAGGGTAGAAGTTTGCTGAAATATATCCCAAGTCATAAGACTTTGTTTGGTCAGGCAAGCAATAAAGGTTTGCCCATTGGGAATCTTACCAGTCAGTTTTTCGCAAATCTTTATCTGAATCAACTTGATCAGTTTATAAAGCACACTTTGAAATGTAGATATTATCTTAGATATATGGATGATCTCTTGATCCTTCATCGTGACAAAAGGATGCTGGAAAATTGGACTGAAGATATCTCGGACTTTTTAAGAGACAAGCTTGACCTGTTCCTCAATGAAAGTAAAACAATCATGAGGCCGGTTTCAGACGGGGTTGATTATTTAGGGTATATAGTCAGGCCCTTCTATATTTTGGTGAGACGGCGCGTTGTGAGCAATATCAAATCAAGACTTTATTCCGGGACGTTGGATAAAAAAGCGTATGCCTCATACATGGGGCACTTCAAGCACGCAAATACATATAATTTACGACAACACATTAACCAGTCGATTATGGATCGATATCGAGCTAAAGGAGCATGCAATGGATGAGAAAATAACGACGGTTGCGGAGTTGAAGAAAAGCTACCCCATCCTCACGCGACAAATAGAAAAGGAAGCACGAGAAGAAACGGAAAATCAAACGTCCATACAGGTTGAAAAGGATAAAGCCGGGAATGTCACGAAATGGACGGAAGAAACAAGAGATGCCGAAGGGATACTGATTGGAACGAGGGTTGATACCTACACCTATCACCCGACCGGTGAGGTGGAGAGCATCACCCAAAAGGTATTTGACGGCGCCGATAAGCTGACCAACGAAAAAGAGATCAAACACACATTGGACGGCAAACAACCGACTGTCACGGTCAAAAAGTTAAAGGTCGTCTTGTGAGGATGCTTTTGTTTTTTCAATATTCAATTAAAAAATGGACCCAATACTAAAAGCCATAGAAGATCTGAAAAAACAGATCGACAAAAACCATGGCGAATTTCACCGCGTCATGTTCGGCCCTCATGATCAGGCCGGCCGTGGCGGTATTGTTAAGTGCCTTAACGACCTTGAAACGACTGTCTGTGGTATTCCTGGATCGGCTGATGATAGGGGCATCATAGGTGACTTAAAGGACCTGGATAAAAAGGTCAACGGCGATAAGGGCTTGGCCCAATGCGTAACCCGAATGAAAGAGCGCCAACGCATGTGGAACAGCGGCCTCACAGTAGGCCAGGCCGGGGCCCTTATCCTGACATCTATTAAGGGTTTATTCGGGGTTTGAATGTCTTCTCTCAATATGAAAAGGTCCATTGCCGTTCAGATTGCATTTGCCATGAACGGAAAGCCATACATCTGGGGCGGTGATGACCCGATAAAAGGATTTGATTGTTCCGGCCTGCAAATCGAAGTGCTGAAGTCGGTCGGCTTATTGCCGAGGAATGGCGATTGGACGGCTCACGGTCTCTGTAATCTGTTCAGTGCCCGTGGATGCACAGTTAATGAACCAAGGGCAGGATGTTTAGCCTTTTACGGAACCCCTGAAAAGATCGTTCATGTCGAGATGTGCGTCACGGATGATTTAACCATAGGGGCCTCCGGCGGCGGTTCGGGTACATTATCAGACACGGACGCGGCCCGACAAAATGCATATATCAAGATTCGCCCTTTAAGGAAAAACAGGCTTGTAGGCTATGTGGACCCGTTTTTTAGCCCTTAACTTTAAAAGTTTGATCCGTGTCATCTGTGTAATCTGTGTCCCATGGCTTCTTTATGAAAAAAGCACTCTCCATAAAAGGCGGCGGTATCCGGGGCGTGATCCCCGGTCTTGTTCTCGGTTACATCGAGAGCATAACCGGAAGACCCATCTCCGCCCTTTTCGACCTTATCGCCGGCACATCCACGGGCGGCATCTTAGCCCTGGGCCTTACCATACCGGATTTATCTTCCCCCTCCCCCAAATACACCGCCGAACAAATGACCGACCTCTATGCGGAGCGAGGCCATGAGATATTCACCCGCCCCTGGCTCAAGGGCCTGTGCGGTCTCACTGATGAACGCTACCCCCATGAACCCTTAGAGCGGATACTGAACGAGTATTTCGGAGACACATTTCTGCAAGACGCCCTGACAAACATAATGATCACGAGCTATGAATTCATAACCAGGCGTCCCGTAATATTCAAATCCTGGCACCCGGACACCGGAATCATAAAAATGACCTCGGCGGCCCGGGCCACCTCCGCGGCCCCCACATACTTTGAGCCCTGCCAGGTAATCTTAAACGGAACCCTTTTATCCCTCATAGACGGCGGCCTCAAATTCAACCACCCGGCCATGTGCGCCTATGCGGAGATGCGCCGGCTCTGGCCGGATGAAACAGAATTCATGATTGTGTCAATAGGCACGGGCAGGCCCACCCGCGAGATAAGCTTTGCAGACGCAAAGGACTGGGGCATAGGCTGGCTGCCCCATATAATAGAGATCACCATGGACGGCACGGAAGTGGATTATCAATTGAAATGGATACTCGGAGAGAACTATCACGCCCTTGACACAAACCTTGAAATCGCAAGTGATGACATGGACGATGCCACCCCGGAAAACATCAAAAACCTCAAAAGAGAGTCCGCCAAACTAATCATGGAAAATGTGGAAGAGATTGACGGGATATGTGAAAGCCTTTAGAGATAGCTATAAAATTCCTTTTTAGTCATGCCGGATTGCTGTATCATCTTCCCTAACAATCGTGGACCGTATTTCTCTTTCTTGCTCTTAAGATGATCGACCGTTACAATACGGCGCTGATCCTTAGTATAGCCCTCCCACTGAACGTGACTTGTTCCTTTGCGTGGTTTGGGTACAAAATCCAACTTTTTTAAAACAGACTCTACCTGTATTCGATCTAAGGCAGGGAATTTATTTCCCATCAGCACCCATGGGCGAGATGGATCGGTAATGCCTGTTTAAAGGTAAAGATGTTGTTTTTGAAATGGTCTATTAGAACAAGAGACGCTATTCCATAATATTTCAGCCAGTCTAACAAAGGAGCCCGGCGGCAAAGTAACGAGGGGATGGACTGTTTATCATCAGTATCGAGCACTGTTTCGATGTAGCTTAAAATAACCTCATCCATTTTAATTCCCAATTCCCTGGGAGAGTCAGCCTCAACGGCTAAGTCCAGATCTAAACACAGCCCATACCACTTACCCTTGCCCGTTTGATGACCATAGCACCGCAATACAAGATCATTTGGGGATATATTAGCCATGATGGACCTCCTTGGTTTATGTTTTATCGTGGCTAAATCCTGAAATTGTTCAACCAGTTATTTGTGAAATTTATTACAATGTGAATAATTTAAACAAATGACACATTTAATTCATCCTGTCAACCACTATTTGACAAATTATTCATCGACAATTCATACTAATAACTTAAGCAAAATCCGTGCCACCTTACCGATTAAAAATATAAACCACAACAATAATGAAAACAAAGATCACCGCCAAACACCCATACGCCAGGTTAATATTCTTGGATATCCTCTTAGCCCCGCAATGCGGGCACGCCTTGGCCGTATCGCTGATTTCCTTCCCGCATTCTTTACATTTCACCATGGCCATGGTCAGCACCCCTCTTTTTTGGACCGAGGCGTCCGTGACGCCGGATCATTTATTTTTATGTCCTTTGCCATAAGCCACGCCAAAAACCTCTGCCAGAGACCCTCCGTGGACCTTCCCGTTGCCTTTTCAGGGATATCCTTCAAAACCATGCCCTCCATCATATTCGTTAAGGATTACATATTTTGCATGGTCTGTAACCTGCGGCAATAGCACGTTCTCTTGTGTTGAATATTGCTGTGCAATTTTTACAATTGTAATATCGGCAATCGGGTTGATGAAATATATGACTTTTTATATTCCCATGATAAATTACTGTTTGACCAACTATTACACTGGGGGCAATTGATTTTGTAATCCCTATTGCTTTGCCATTTACTGCCTTTACCCTGCCCTTTGAATCCACATTCCAACGATAAATCAGTTTCATTGTTCCCAATAGCAACATTCGCTCAACTTCAAATCCCTTTTGGTATGGCCGTGTAGTCCAACCCAAATCCTCAACAGCCGGAACACTTGCTTTTTTGTTAAGAAATTGTTGAATAGTTCCGCCTTTTACAGCAGGAAGACTTTTAACTTTTTGCTCTGCATCATAGGCATTTTTATACATCGCCTCCATGACAGGGGATTTATATTTATCCGGAAGTTTAAGGTAATCTTTGTACCCCTGGGTGTCTTTATAACCCTCAGCCGCTACAGTTGAAACGGCCATAAAGATACAACAAACCAGTGCGAATGAAATTTTGGTAAAATATTTTTTCATGATTATGTCCCCCTGCGCCAGTTCCAATTAAAATTTAATATAAATTACATTTGCCTGTTTGCGGATTATCCTTTGCTTTCTGCATCTTCCGCCTTCTCCGCAGACCCACAATCGAAATTTTCAGCTCGTTTCAAACCCTTTTCAAGCGTTTTGATTTTCTCCTCCAATGCAAAAATACGCTCCTTGTCCTGTTTATGCTCTTCCCTTTCCTCTATCATGTCATGAAACTGATCTATGTTTGCTCTCAGAGCAGCGGAAACGGACGTGTACTGACTTTTAAGGATTTCTTTGACCTTTGCTATATATACTTTATCCGGGGGCGTTACAGTTTCAGTAACCCTCTGGTAACCAGCGTCTGTTTTTCCCACTTCTACCCAATTGCTGTCAGCAGGGCCGGAAATCCCCGGCCCCCCGTCCATGAATTGCGAGTCTTGTTGATACTGAGGGTTAATATACCATTGTGAGATCGGGAATTTAGTATTATCTTCAATATAGACTCTCCAATTTTCAGGAATATCACCTCTGTTTCTCCACGAATATAGAAAATCACGGTCAATATCGAGTTCTTTAGCTAAAAGAGTTATCCATGTCCCTTTTAATGGCACATTGAGCAAATTAGCTAAATTTCTAAGGCTTTTTCTGGCCGCATTATTTTTTTCTATCTTTTCTTGCATTTTTTACTTGACAGATTTGATAGATTAGTTTAGGAACAATTCTAACACACCATGAACAAGATCATTCAAACAAGGAACTTTGTGGAAATCCAGGACATAAACGAAAGAATACAAAAGCTCCACGAAGGAAACACCCTTATTTCTCTAAATCCTTCTTTTCAACAAGATGAAGTCGAAAAGAAGATGTGGGAGATTCTTGAACGACTGAACCACAAACGGCAGAAAGTAAATTCTTTGCCTGTTTTTCAAAGTCGCCGGGCAACTCATGCTTGTACTCTAAGAGTTGTTCTAATGCGAGGCGTAAAGAACTTTTTAAACTTTTTGACGCGGAAGCGAGGCAGCCGACAATAATACTGTTAAGCATTTTTAATGCAGCAAGATTCCCATTGATTTTAATAAGTTCGGCTTCAATAATTTTGAAGTTTTTTTGATGTGTTTCAACAGCATCAACGGTCTTGTTTAGTAGTTCATTTATTGCGTCAATTGTGTCTTTATTCATTTTTTGATCACTATCCCCGTATCATTCAGGAACGAACAAAAGGAGAAACCCAATGGCGAACAAACTAACACTTACTGTGGCTCAAAAGATGGAACTTCTTCAAATTGCGGTAAAGAATTCACACGATACTGAAGATCTTAAAAAAGAATATAAAGGCATGCTTGATCTCATTACCAACGATAGCATTTCAAACACTACAAATGACCATAAAAACCCCCGCGAGTTAGAGGTAGAAATTCTTGAATGCAAGGCAACCCTCTATAGACTAAAAGCCGATTCAATTAAGGCAGAACTCTTAAACCGTCAAACCAGAGGCGGTCCATGATGTCAGAAAACATGATCACCCTCACTGCAAACACGGATGAATTGACCCACGCTCTTTCAGATATCAAGCTTCATATTGCCAATGCTCCGCGTGAGGTCATTGATTTGTTTCTCCGCCGCTTTAATGCTCTTAGCAAAATCTTTCGTCTTGAAACGAGCACCGCACCCGGGGCACGTATTGCCGTTACGTTTAAACCAACCGACGGTCTTCTTAATTTTATGGGAGCAATGAGGGCAGGAGAGTTCCAGCGGCTCATTGTCGAGAGTGAATTTGTTCATGATAATCCCTTTTTCGAGGTAGACCCCTCATAACAGAATGGTAGACAAAGATGAAAACCGTGAAGCCCTTAAGGATGCAATAGACCTGGCCAAAGTGGCAGCACAGGCCGGGCACGATAAACCCCATATTGTATTAAGAGATGTTTACAAACAAATTGTCAGTATTTTAAGCAAGATAGATAATGTAACAGATAAAGATGATACCCAGTAAGACCCATGAATAAAATTAGCCAACCCTGAACATGGACACTAAACACCATGAAATTTATCAACAATCTTAAGCATATCAGCCTGAATAAATTATTTCAAGGCGAAAAAAACGGGAACCGGAAGGCCCTCAAGGAGCTTAAGTCCCTGGATTTCAGCCCGCCTGAAATAAGAAAGGCCCTTATAGCCATAAATGGCATCAACGTGAGCGCCCTGAAAGACGGCCACAACATATCGGTAGGCACATTACACAACACCTTGAACGGCACCCGTGTAAATGAACTGGCAAAGGATCTGATAGCCCGGGCCCTGAACCTGAAAGTGCCCGAGCTATTCCCGGAATAACCTCCCTCCGTCATTCCGGCCCGTCCTCCGCAATGCTATGGAGGGTGGACGAAAGCCGGAATCCAGTTTTTTAAAGAGAGGGTTTAACCAATATTAAAACAAATTTTTTTGCAGCAAACCATGATTCTTAAGGAGAAAAATTATCATGATACAACCTCCGATCGTAAGATTAGACTATGAGGAAATAATGGCACAGCTCAAGATAGCGGTCTTGGCCTACCCCATGAAGGCAATTGCCCCCGAAATAGGCAAGGAGTACCAGACCCTTTCCAACGAGCTGGGCCACCGCGAAGATTTCAAGTTGGGTTTTATCTCCGCTCTTCAAATCCTTTCCGTAACACAACATCCCCACGCAAACCAGCAGAGCAGAGCAGCAGGCATTCAAGCCCTGGACAAAATAGAGGAGGGCCTGGGCCGTGTGGCCTTTGTCATACCCAGGGCTAAGGATACCGAAATGCAGCCCATTATGGAACTCGTGGCTAAGGTATCAAAAGAATTCGGGGAGAACATGCAGGAATTAGCCACCGCCATACAAGACGGCAAGATCACGGAACAAGAGGCCCGGGATTGCAGCAAAGAAACCCAGGACCTCATAAACGCCTGCATCCGATTGCAGGCATTCCTTGAGCAATACTATAAGTGAGCAAACATGCCCCTACCCAAATACATAGTGCAAAACGGAACCCTTCTCAGGGTAAAAGACGGCCTTGAAGCGGCAAAGACATATCACCTGATTCTGGAGGGAATAAGGGGAATTGTAAGAGTACGGAAAAACGGCAAAGACTGCCGGTTCTATAACCATAAACCGAGGACCTGGTAAGGAGGTCGCAATGTACATCCTGATAGCACTACTCATATTTTACGCCGGTGTGGCCGCGGGCCTGTTTGTGGCGGCGTTACTCAATGCCACCAAGGAATTCAACGAGAGACCGGAGGTGGGAATATAATGCCGCCATTAATCGCAATACCCGATAATCCGCCCATATCGTTTAGACCGCTCTTTATCGCCCTGGCCGGTGTCGTCACCTTTTGCCTCATAATGATCGGTGCCCTGGCCATTGACTGGTACATGGGCACAGCCGATTCCCGCGAAGCTCGGATCACCCTTTTGGAACAAAAGATGCGGGAAAAAACCCGGCCCGTCATCAACGTCCAACGGGCCACCATATACAACACGGATGGAGAGATAGTGATTGAGGACAAATAAAAGCTAATCTCACGCAGAGCCCGCAGAGCACACAGAGAAAAACCTTTTTTTATGCTTTTAATAATGAAATTTTTTGCTCTTCTCTGTGCCCTCTGCGTGCTCGAACGACCCCCGCGAAGGCGGGGGGAGTGGGCGTGAGGAAAGGTTTTAAAATGAAAATAGGCATCACCGGCACACACGGCACAGGCAAGACAGGCTTTGCCCTTCGTATGGCAGCACACCTCAAATCAGATCACCCAGGCGAAAATGTCGGCATCCTCACCGAGGTAGCCCGTACTTGCCCTTTACCGATAAACAAGGAAACCTCCGAACTGGCCCAGTCCTGGATATTCCACGGCCAGCTCGTAAGGGAAATCGAGCTTGAAGCCCGGAACGAAATCCTCATCTGCGACCGCACCATATTAGACAGCATAGCCTATTCAGAAAGGGCCGGATTCAAGGCCCAGGCCCTGATGCACCTGTCCATAGCCCTTGACTGGATGTCGTCATACGATGAACTCTACTTCCTCCGTCCCTCAATCGCCCCCGCAAATGACGGTTTCCGTGACACGGACCCCGACTTCCAAAAAGACATCGACCGGATCTTAGCCGGGTATATTGAGACATACGGCATATCAGTGGCCCAGGTGATTGTAGGTAACCCAAAAACCCAGTAGGGACGGGCCACCGTGCCCGTCCTTGTAGGAATTAATGCAAAATGAAATCCGTGTCCCATTTAAGGAGGTCCCATGAATCAAAATGACCACATCGCATGTAAATCCCTCTGGGCCTGTGTGCTGATCAATGCCATTGAGGACGCCACGGGCAACCCGAAAAACTGCAATTATTACAAGACCCGCAAACAGCATGTCAGGACGGCCCGCGACTGGTTTAAAAGCAACCGTGATGAAATAGGTTCTTTTGTCTTTGTATGCCAGGCATTGAACCTCAACTCCGGGGCCGTACGGAAAAAGGCATTAAACGGCCAACCCATATTTTTACCTCCCGACATGGATTTTGAATCACTCCCATACAAGATGATCTTTTTTCGTAAATTGCACCGTATGACACAAACAGCCCTGGCCGTTAAAACCGGGCTATGCCCGACAACCATCTCCAATATAGAGAGAGGCAAAATCCCGGAACACTCCATGCGCAACGGAAACCGCAAACGCATACTCGATTTTATTGCAAACAGCAAAGGAGATTATGAGCCTGTACTTGATCTTATGGCTTAGCCATAATTGGTTCTGGTTAGGGCCGGTTTTCGTTGTGTGCCTGACTTTTATCGTTATCATGGTTATTGATCATGTCTTATGCAAGATCAAAAGAAGCGCAATTTAAACGAAATTTAACAACGAGGTTTGACGTGTTGGAAGCCATAAAAACGGACAACGGATATATCCTGACCGTAGACACTTACAAAGGCCCACAGCGTCTTAACACCCCGAAATGGATCAGCGTTTATCATTGGTCCAAAAACGGCCAAAAAAAGTGCGAAGCCTGGATCCCCGATTGGCTCTGCCAAAAAGCGGGGTTGATTTAATGTGGACACGGATTTACACAGATGACACGGATAAAGAATAAACAAAATAAAAGTTTTTTAATCTGTGTCCCAACTCAAGAAAAGGAGGTTTTAAATGTACACAAGTGAAGAAAGTCTGAAACTCAGCAACCTGGGCAATGGAGGCGTGGAGGAACTTTTCGGTATCGAGCTGCAACGTGTCCTCAAGGACGTCATGAACCCAAACACAAATGCGGAGGCCAAAAGATCAATAACCCTGAAGGTAGACTTTGTGCCCGATGAAAACAGGGATATCGGAGAAACAATCATAAACCTGTCGTCAAAATTGGCCGGTTCAAGCTTTTCAACCAGAGTCGCCTTTGGCCGGGACAAAACAGGTAAAGTAGAAGCACGGGAACTCTTTTCCGGCCAGCAAACCCTATTCGATGATGACGGCAAGGAAAAGGTCGTACCCATAACAGAATCATAAACTGTTTTTTTCAATATTCGATCTTCAATATTCAATCTACAATTCTAAAGGGAGGCTTATCATGATAAACGCCGCAATCCAAAAAATTCTGGACATCAACAAACCGCAACACCTCACGGTCAATGACCGCTGGTATTTTGACAGGGCACTTATCCCGGTCAAAGAACCCGAGCCCTTACCTTTATCAATCCACACCCTGACA